AAGGATCTGACAGTCATTCCTGGTAAGGAAGATATAGCACGTAAGTTAAACGAAAATGCTATTAAAGAAAGCATTAGGAACATTATATTAACGAATAAAGGAGAACGTCCATTTCAACCAGGATTTGGATGTGACTTAGATAAATTATTATTCGAAAACGCTACACCACAAACATATGATTTAATTAAAACAGTTGTTGAAGAGGCGATTGATCTATACGAACCACGATGTGATTTATTAGGGGTTGACGTACTAGGGGATATAGATAGCAATCAAGTATACGTAACAATATTGTTTCGATTAATAAATACAGATAACCCAGTATCATTTCAGGTACTGTTAGATAGGACACGATAACAGATGGCAAAGATAGCACCATACACGAATCTAGACTTCAACGATGTCAAGGATAATTTGATTAGCCACTTGACCAATCAAGATGAATTTGTAGGTTACGATTTCCAAGGTTCGAATATGAATGTATTGGTTGACATTATGGCATATAATGCTTATAATAATATGCAATACTATAATATGACTCTGGGGGAAACATTCCTTGATAGTGCCGTATTAAAGAACAGTATCATATCCCATGCAAAAGAATTAAATTATCTTCCCCGTAGTAAGAGATCATCGGGTTCGCTATTAAACGTAGTTATCACATCAAGTCAACCAGGAAACACATTTGTTATTCCACGAGGGGCTTCGTTCTTAGGTCGATGCGGTAATATATCATACAACTTTTTAAGCACTAAAGCACATATTGCTACACGTATTACTGGAAATACATTCGGTATTGATAATATGGCGGTGTTTGAAGGTCGTAATATCACCGAAGTATTAACACATACGAATACGACATTAAGTAATTCATCAATTGATACTCGCTCTATTCGTGTATTTGTGAATGGCGATGAGTACGCATATAAGACAGGTATATTTGGTGTAGGTCAAGATGATAAAGTATTCTATCTACAACCAGAATTAAATGACACATACTCGGTGCAATTTGGACAAACTTTATTCGGTTATCAACCAACTGCTACAGATGTCATTGAAGTATCGTATCGTGTTTCCTCTGGTGCGCAAGCAAATGGTGTTAAATCATTTACTATTAATGCGGGAGCAATAGGAGCATCGTCAGTTGCTGTGACTCCTGTAGGGTTATCCGTAGGCGGCGCAGATGCTGAATCAGTGGAATCCGTGAAACAGTTTGCTCCAAAAGCGTTTCAAGTTCAGGATCGTGCTGTAACTGCTAGTGATTACGAAGTATTGCTTAAGACACAGTTTCCTGAGATTGAAAATATTAGTGTGTTTGGTGGTGACGAAGCAACGCCTCCACAGTTCGGTCGTGTGATTGTTGTTGTTGATGTACAGGGTCGTGATGGTGCTGCGGAAACAGAATTAGCATTATATAAAGATTATATTAAGAGTAAGAGTCCATTAACAATCGAACCGGTTTTTCAAGAAGCAGATTTCATATATGGGAATACTACGATTGATGTGACCTATAGTCGGAATACATCATTATCGACTCCTGCCGCTTTAGAAGCGCTCGTTCGAGATGCACTCACCACATATAACGAAAACAATTTAAATACGTTTGCTTCGACTTTAAGTTTGTCTGATGTGAGTTATGAATTATCGTTGAGTGATGATTCGATTGTATCAATATCAGCACATGTGAATCCGATGATTGATTATAAACCTGCATTGAGTACAATAGAAAGTCCTATATTTAATTTCAATACACAATTATTGAAACCATATCCATTTAATACGACAAACGGATTAGTAGATTATAAACCTGCTGTATCATCTACACGATTCACGATTGATAATACAATTGTTGAATTACAGGATGATGGTAATGGCGTAGTACAAGCAATTGTTGCAAATGATCCATTACGTTCTGTATATAAGAAGAGTGTAGGATCAGTTGATTATCAGTCAGGTCAAATCATATTAAAGGATTTCATTGTCGGTTCATTTGAAGGTAATGCAATTCAAATAACTGTGACTCCTGCGAATCGTGACTTTACAGCACCAAAGGATCGTATCTTTAGAATACGTCAATCAGATACATCAGTTACTACAAGGGCAGTTTAATGGAATATCGACCATCCTCGATTAAGAGTCACATAGCAGATCAATTCCCGAAGATCTATCGTGAAGATGGTCCTGATTTTATTGAGTTTGTAAAGTCGTATTATGAATTTCTTGACGGCACGGCAGAAAGAAACTTTAGTGCTATAGGGGATATTGATAATACATTAGATCAATTCCTTAAGCATTTTAAAGATAAGTATCTGCATAAGTTACCATTTCCTGAATCATCTACGCAAGACATTCCATTTATTGTAAAGAACATTGCTGATTTATATCGCAGTAAAGGTACACAAGAAGCATTAGAATTAATGTTTCGAATGTTCTATAAAGAAGAAATTGAAACGTATTATCCGGCGTCCTCTATATTAACATTGTCTGATTCGAAGTGGGCGTTCTCTACATACCTTGAATTTAAACCTATATCAAATACCGCCACCTTTCCTGTGCAAAGGGGTGATATTATCGAAGGGGATTCAACGAAGGCAACTGCGTTTGTTGATGAAATTGTATTCTACAATATTGATGGTGTTCAGGTTCCGGTAGGTTATATCTCAAACGTATACGGCAAATTCAATTCTGATGATGCATTGAAAGTCACACGAGCAGGTGTTGATTCGTTTCCTGGTAAATTGATATACGGTTCTGTTGCAAAACCAGATGTATTAGATAAAGATGCAACTGCAAGTAATAAGGTTGGAGATAAACTAAAACTTGACTCATCATTATACGGTGAGGGTGGCGAAGCGGTTGTTCGTGAAATATCTCCTATCCCTACAGGTACGATTGAATGGGAATTGAAAGATGGCGGTTGGGGCTATGATACAACACGACCTATAGATAATGAGACATTTGCACAAGTCAATGATAACGATCTATTAATATCTAGTCAAGTATTAGTTATTAGTGCTGAAGCTAGTGCTGTAGGATCAATAAACCCTGGCGATATTGTCACAACGAATGTAGGTGTATTCGCCGGGCCATTTGGTAATCGTACTTTCGGTGGTATGTTAGATGCGGCAACAGGACAGACAACCACTGATTACAGATTATATGGTACCGCAACAGTTATAAAATATGAATACCCACTATTGTTTGTATCCTCATACGCAGGTTACGATCCCACAACCTTTTCTGCAGATGATTTTACGTCACCATTGCCGCCGGAAGATGGCGGAACATTTTATCAAGGTGCTTTTCATGTAAGAGACGGAAATGACTTAACGCAGGTTGTGGCGCTTTCTGATATTCCTGATTACTTAGGATCTGTAGCTATAATTAATCCCGATCAATATACTGCTACTCAGGGCAATTCTGGACCACCATTTGCAATCAATGCGATGAGTGACTATAATGATTCCGCAAAGTTTGATTTCGAAACATTTAATAACACAGAAACTGTTACATTCTTTACAGATGTGATTGGTGATTTTGCAAGTAAGCGACTTTCGTTTCCGAATCCGCCGGAACAAGATGTAAGCGGCTGGGTAAACGGGGGGATACTTGAAAGTTTTGTAGTCAACAAGGATTATGAGATTATCTCAACAGGTAACACTGACTTCACGCATCCTTTCTTTGGTGCCGAAAATAGTTTACCAAAAACAACATTTAGTATTACTCAAGCACAATGGGATGCACATTACCCGCCTCCCAACCTTGCGAATATGACAGGAACAGTTCTAAGCAGAACAGATAACAATTATAGAATGTCTGGTGCCTCGTATTCAGATTATAGATCACGACTAGCAGATGCACTGGGATCGAAAACAACTGAACTAGGATCGCTTGAAACAATTAGAGTAACATCATCAGGTTCAGGTTATGAAAATGATGCAAGAGCACTCATTAGAAATAATGATATGTACAAGTTTGATTACACAACAATTGCAATAAGATTTAATAAATCTAACTTCGGTATGCAGATTGGAGACATCTTAGAGCAAACAATTCAAGTTCCTGATTTGACAAAAGATTCTTCGGGCGAGTTTATTAATTCTGGAGGAACAATTTCTTATACTGCAAAAGCAAAACTTGTAAGTAAGCAAGAAGATAGTTTTATATTTCAACCTTTAAGTTTTTACGGGTTTGACATTAATGGTCCTTCTATTGAGTTTGCAGGCAACACTATTTCAATCATATCAATTATAAAAATTAATGGGTATGATAATTTAGGAGGCAATGCTGTTGTAGAAGGTGATGCAAACTATTTGGCAGGAAGGATTGTGTCTGTTGATGTCACTAAATCAGGATTTAGATATACGTCAGGAGAAGAAGTCAAGTTAATAAATAATGACTCTAAGAATGAAGATAAATATAATATGTGGGTGGGTTCAGCAAAGGTTACTGTCACAGACGCAGGAATAACAGAAGGTAAATGGGAAACAACGACTTCACACTTATCTGATTCGAATAGATATATTCACGACAATGATTATTATCAAGAATATTCATACGATGTTGCGACAATTCTAGACCCTAGCGTATATGAACAAACTCTAAAAGATGTTGTTCACGTAGCAGGAACGAAGTTCTTCGGAACACCTTTGGTTTCAACTTCTAACGACATTGGCCCACGAGTTGATTCAAGTGTTATACGATTCAGTAGACAAGAAGAATTGTTAATACGCAATGATGACGGATCCACACAACACATTGAAATAGCAAGTAGAGATGGTTCG